AGTAAGAAGAGTTGCCTTTCGGAATGAAATGACCGCCTTGCATATCTTTGTAATGCTTAGTCACTCCGCAGGATACACAGGAGCAGTAGCCGTAATCATCCGATGCGGCAAGTCTGGCTAATTTTTGCACAGCTTTGTAGCATTCCTGCTTTAACTGTGCGGAGGTCTTAGTCTTGGGTTTAGACTTTCTCTTGGCTCGTCTCGGTGCTGCTCGCTTTATCGCCAAAACCTACCATCCTTGAGGGATAGTAATGTTTTCTCCGCTCTTCGCTGTGTCTTGTTGTCCATCCTGTCGTACCGCATTTTCAATAGCGCGACACTGAACTCTTTCTTGGTGACGGGATAGGCTTGAAGTGCTATCTCCACATCCAAGGGAATTACATACTCATAATTTGTTTCCATACAACCCTAGCCTCTTGGTGTAATGAGAGGTGTACTTTCTGTGCAACTCTATTTGAAGAGCTACTAAGGCATTGTATGTTTCCTTTACTTGTTTGTCTTCAAGTTTATCCAAGCCGATCTGTAATTCATCAATGGCTTGGTGTATCACTTCCATCATGTCGCTGCTCATGCTCACTCCTTATAAAAGATATGCCTACCTATCTGCCTTCGAGTCTGTAAGCCGTCAACCCAATAAGGATTAACATCGTCCCTGTGGTAATAGGTAGAGCCTTCAGTTACATCGTACAACCTCTCAGCGTGTATCGCGATAGACAAGGCTTGCGTGTATGCGTCCTCATCCGTAATAGTTTCTGGCTTGCCATCGCACCAATACGAGAAGTGGCATTGATTTCTCAAAGGACTGCCCATCCAATATCTACCTTGCTTCACTACCTCGCAAGGAGTGTCAGGGAAGTAAGGGCTATGCACTCTGTTCATAATAGTATTCGCTACTGCAACCTGCCCCTCTAGTGGTTCTGATCTAGCCTCAAAGTAAATAGCCATTGCTATACACGCTATCTGTAACATGACATATACGCCTTTATGATTTCTGCTGCCGCTTGCGGGACGATTGCGTTACCCGCTCCGCGCAGTATGCCCATTCGATTGGGTAACCCATTAGCCAAAGGGAAAAGCGCGGGTTGAGTTGGGATGGGGCGGTATTTTCCGTCCCGGCAGTAGATGACTTCTGATTCTGACCAGAAATTTTGTTCGCTTGAACTCGAAGACTGTTCGCTGTTGGAACATGGTCTGTTGTCATTTCCCACTCTGTTGGCGTTGAATGTTTCGCTTCTTGAGTTGTTGGAGTTGCCCAAGGACTTTTCTTGGCATGACGATATTCGGCTGCTGACCCTACCATCATCGATAGCTCGATTGACTTCTTTATTTTTACCCGCCTCTGCACAGAAGGGTCGTCCCATTTCCCCCTGTCCTTCCAATCCGCTGCCATTGGTGTTGGCCATGCTGACTGAGCTTGAGTGTTCAGTCCTCCGCTCCTCTTCCCATCCATCTCTCGAACTCCATTCATATCGCTCGTTGTTGGAGTGAGCCACGAAGAAGAGCCTGTCCCTTTTGTGCGGGGCTGAGACACAACCACTTGGTAATACGACCGCTGCTGCGGCGTAACCTTCTGCTTCCAAGTCCCTTTGTAGATCGTCAAGCCATCCAAATCTAATTGCGCTTGCAACTTGCTCACCAAAAATTGTTGAAGGTTGGCACTCTCGGATGAGATTAAAGAACACTGGCCAGAGATGTCTGAGGTCTTCTTTGCCTGATTGCTTTCCTGCTGTTGAGAATGGCTGACAGGGAGGACTTCCTGTCCAAACAGGTCTGTCTGCACTCCACCCGGCGAGCTGCAAGGCTCTTGACCATCCTCCAATTCCTGCGAAGAAGTGGCACTGTGTAAATCCTTTAAGGTCTGACGGTTCGACATCTGCAATGCTCCTCGAATCAACCTCTCCCTCAGGGATAAGGCCGTCTTTAATTAGTTCTTTGAGCCACTTGGCTGCAAAACTATCCCACTCGTTGTAATAGTTCATAATATTTCTTCTTTTTAAACATCAGGTTTTCTACCCGGTTTTCTATGTTTAAACCCAACCTCGATGTGTCTGCGCTTAGGTTTAGGGTTACCTCCATGCCTCTTGCGTACTACATACTTGTCCCCAACAGGAAAAACATAGTAGATAACCCTCTCTGAAGCAGCGCACCACTCAGCCTCTTCCAAGGCTCGGTCAAGATCGTTAAATACAGTCATGGTTCTGCCTGTGGAAACGGAACAGATATACCAAACTTATCCGCTAGGTGACGGTTTAGAACCTGATAGATTTCGTTGTACTGCTCCTTCTTGATATGAGCGGTTGAGTCTTTTCCAGTGATAGCTTTTTGGATAGGTCGCCAGAGAAACTTCTTAACAAGATCATCAGACCAAGGAATGTCTACTTCCTGTTTAATGGTCTTCTTCATGTCATACCCTGCATCGTTCAAAGCCGTTGCTAGATTTCTACAGTACAGGTGCAAGGCATTGTTCTGCTGCTTGGTTCTGGTGCTTCCAATAACCCACTGAAAAGTAATCTCACCTCTCTCCTCGTAAGTCTTATTGACGAACTTAATAAACTCGTCACGGCTTGCGGCATTCTTGACTGTCCAAAACTCACAGTTACTCAAAGTCGACCACCTCCGTTACGTTTACGCCTATCACTTTGCACACCTTTACCAATGTATGCACAGTAGGGTTAGGACGCGAAAGGAACGCGCTATACGTCCCTCTCGACCAACCCAAGGCGTTAGCAATATCAACAGACTTTATACCGTTGTCTTTTTGATACTTTCTGATACTTTCGCCTACATGAATCATTAGAATGGTATATCCTCTAGTGAAGGTGCTGATGTTTCTTTTTGCTGCGGAACGAAATCATCCTCGACTAAACTTATGTAAGGAGTTCCCGCTTTAGATACTTTAATCCAACCTGCAACCTTAAAATCTTCGCCTTTACGGTTGAAAGTTCCTTTGTAATCAGGTGCATTTTCTTTTGGCTTATTAGTCTGCTTAAACAGCACACCACGGTTAGTGTTATCGTATTCCATACTTATCTCCTAAAAGGCTTGTACGCCCTCCTCAATTAACGCCACGGCTCTAGTCAAATGCTCTTCGAGCTTGGCAATGTAATCCTCATCTCTCTCAATGCGAGTAATGAAGAAGTCCTCCTCTGGGCAATAGGACATAAAGTCCCACCACTTCCTTCCTGTTATCCACAGATTGCCCATGACCTGTGCATAATACTTTGACGGTATAACCTGAGCCTTGAGCGTTTTCAGATGCGTTTCAGGCATAGGGCATTTAATCTCTAGCCCTCCGTCCTCTCCTACCAGACCGTCAGGTGACGATCCAGTAGCTAGTGTGTCGTGTAAACAAAACCCTACCTCTGTAACCTCTTGGTCTGTGATGAAGGAATAGAAATCCCTAGCTTCAGGTTCTAACTCTGTCCCTCGCAGCATCCATTCATTCTGCTCGAACTTGGTAGGCTGTCCAGTAACCTTCTCCATGATTAACTGGTCAATATACCCCTGTGCAGACTTAGACCATTCACCTTTAGTGGTGACAATCCTTGAGTACATCGAGGCAGAAGGAACGCCGCAACGAGCTTGCAGCCATTCCTCTGTTCCTTGTTCGCACTCAATAAGCCTCATTTCTAGCCTCTTGAATCTCAAACTCCACCAGGCTAACTAACCTGTCGAGCTTGTCTGATACTTGAATCGGAGCATTCAGAATGCTAAAGATGTCAGACTTGATTTCTGCCAATCTCTCTAGCTCGCGCTGCTCTTCCTCATCCAACGCCTTCTCTTGCGCAGACAAGTAACGCTCTAGGTCTACCATTACTGGATCGCTCATTTCATTGTCTCCTTTTTCTTGTTGAGTGCAGATAAAGCCTTGTCGTAATCCTTCATGAGCAGCCCGCTAACAGACGAAACTTTAAAGATAGAGCAGAACTTAGCTACATCGCTTTTTGTTTCTTCTAGGAGCTTGTTGAGCGTCTTAGCCTGATCATCAGAGATGGTTGAGTTATCTTCTGGCAAGTCCTCACCTGCGTAGATGTAAGAGCCAAGGCCAAACATTGCGATTGCCTTCACTAAACATCTCATCTTAGTGTCAGAAATTTGACGGCTAGTCGGTTTGGATATGGCGTTGTTGCGGTTATCCATCACTGGTAGCCACATCGGACGAGTAACGCCAGAGACAGTCAGAGTGCAATGCACCGTCACTGAATCGTCAGGGTGATACTCATTAGGTGCGAATTCATAGACAGAATCAGGGTAATGCTCCATGAGCTTCTGCCATGCCCAAGCCCACGAGAGGTAGGTCAGATTGCCTTTCTTCTCGGTGTAGTCGTTTACGTTGATCTTGCTAAGTGTTTCCCAAGTCATGTTATTCCCCTCTTAAAATGGTTTGAATTCTAGGATTTTGGCGTTCTGGATTTCGCCTTCTTCATACTGGCGCTGGAACTTCTTGTAGGCTGCGACCGCAATGTCCGCATTACAATCTAGGACGTATCGAGCGTAACCCCTGAGCGCTTCAATAGCTCTTTCGTGAAACATCGCTATA